GTTCGTGGGCCCCTACAGCCGCAAGGCGTTCGACGCTCGCCAGCGGATCACCGGGCTTGCCGTCGAAGCCATTAAGGAAACGCGGTTGCCCATGATGGCAGGCGGTAGCGTCACGGATCGGCTGCGCCGCGACGGGGCAGCCATCACCCGGTCGTACTTGGAGGAGGTGCACCGCCGCGTGGGCATGCGCTTCGCCGAGCGCTCGTTCCAGTCGATCCGGGGCGAACAGTCATGGAGCGGGGCGCTGCAACGCAAGCAAGTCGAAGATAGCTGGTTTCAGTCCGTCGCCGATTGGCTGCAGGGGCCGCAAGGCGGCGCCGAGATCCGGCAGATCACAGAGACGACCCGCACCGACATCCTTTCGATTCTGACGGAAGGCGTACAGGACGGCGACGGCATTGAGACGATCGCCCGCACTGTCTCTGAGCAGATGGAGGGCATCAACCGGCAGCGGGCGCGTGTGATCGCCCGGACGGAGATCATCACGGCGTCAAACCGGGGCAGCCTGCACGGGGCCAAGCGGACGACGGAGGGGCTCGTTAAGGTGTGGCTGGATTCCAACGACGATCGTGTACGCCGCCAGCACCGCGCCGTCGACGGACAGCAGGCCGAACTGGACGCGCCGTTTGACGTGGCCGGTTCCCCTGCACAGTACCCCGGCGATCCGGGGCTGCCGCCCGAGCTTCGGATACAGTGCCGATGCACGCAGACGTATGAGCTAAAGGATAGCCTATGACCGGTCCCATCATCGGCATCGGGTGCGCCCGGAGCGGCACCACGTCGCTCGCACGGCTGTTGCAGGCGTGGGGGCTGAACGTGTGCCACGAAGGCAAGCCGCCCAATGGCCCGTGGACGCGCATTATCCCGTCGCAGTGTTGGCGGCCCGACGACCCCCGGCGTAGCAGCCAATACCAACAGGCAGTGCACGGCTTTCAGCGCAAAGGCATTGATGGCGACGTGGCGTGTTGGCATGTGCAGGTGATAGGCGACTTGCTGCAGGACTTTCCGGATGCCCGCGTTATCACGCTCATCCGGCCGCGCGCCGACCTCGTGGAGAGTTGCCTGCAGCACTTTCGCGCCTACCGGCTCCGGACAAACAGGTATTGGGGCGGATCCACGTTCCCGACCTATCCGGAGGCGACCCACAGCGCGAAGGAAGGATGGGGCGCGTACTGGGACGCGGTGTATGAAGCCATCACGCAGGTGGAGGGGCACCACCGGCACACGTTTCGCCTCGGCACGTACGACATTGAAGACGTAGAGGCGCAGGCTCAGCTCGCCGCGTTCCTTGGTGTCAGCGACTGGCACCACGTTGCGGACTGTCATCACAACAAGCAGGACTCCGAAAAGACGTCGGTATGAGTGACTACGTGAACCACACGCGCCGCGAAGGCGAGCGGCAAGCCCCGTCAAAGCGGGCAATGCAACTTGCCCGTCATGCGATGGAGCAACTCTTGGCGGGGGAGGTGGAGCGCTTTGAACTGGAACGGCGCGGGGAAAACATGGTGCGGTTTACCCCGATTCGCAAAGAGCAGCCGGAGAGCGCATGAAACTTGACTGCCTGCCATCCGTGCATTAGATTGTAACCACGTGCCATAGGCACGCGACATTCCAACGCCACCGCTTTTTCCATAGGCGGCTGTCCTTCACGGGGCGGCCGCCTCTTTGCGTTTATGCCCTATTCGACAACCCAAGACCATCCTGATTGTAGCGGGTGGGCCGTGGTGAAAGACGACGACGAGACGCTCATGGGCTGCCACGACACCGAAGCCGAAGCCGAGGATCAAATCACGGCGCTCAATATCAGCGAAAGCGAAGAGGCCAGCATGCCGACGTTACAGGAAGCCTCCAACAGCATGGATGCGCTGCTCAAACAGATGGATGAGTCCGATGAAGCTGATGAAAACCCGCTCGACCGCGTGGAGCGCGCGCTTGCCAAAGTAGAGGCAGTGGACGAAGACTTGGGCGGCGTGCCATTTGACCGGCTCGTCAAAGCGGTTGCCAATGAGTTGGAGCAGCGCGAAGAGCACGCTGCCAACCGGCAGAAGAAAAGCCGCGTCGGCGAGCGGGGCCACATGCAGTTCAAGGCGCACGTGCAGGTTGAAAAGAAAGACGCGGAGCGGGGCGAGTTCATCTTTACCGGCATGGGTAGCGTCTACGGCAACAAAGACCAGGGCGGCGACATCGCCCAACCCGGCATGATGAGCAAAACGATCAACGATAACGACGGCAAGTTTCCGCTTATTGCCGACCACGACTTCAGCCTCAAGAGCCGCCTCGGTATTGCCGTGGCAGAAGAAACCGGGCAGGGCGTCAAGACGCGCAACTTTGTCAACCTCGGCACGCAGTTCGGCAAAGACGTCGCTTCCCACGTTGAGCACGCCGAAAAGCACGGCGTCCCGCTCGGCATGAGCTTCGGCTACCAGGTCGTGCGGGACGAGTGGGACGAGCAGAAGCAAGCCCGCCTCCTCAAAGAGGTGAAGGTGTACGAATTTACGCTTACGCAGATACCGATGAATGACGACGCCCGCGTGACTTCGATCGAGGGCGCAACCACGGAATGACATTTGACGGCCCGCGTGAGCCGTGATCACGCAAGCGTTGGAGCGCCACTTGCCGCCTTTGCGCCGCCTTCGGGCACCCAGGGGCACAAGCCGGCCACCCAGCACGCCGCACCGTGAGGGTGCACCTGCTGTGACCGCGTGACAGGCCAACAGGCCGCCTCTCACACGTGTATAACAACAACCTACGGCATCATGCCAGAAAGCACAGCAGAAAGCAACCAGGACATCCTGCGCGAGATCAAGAACGGCTGGACCGCGCTTCGCGAAACGATGGAGCGGGCCGAGGCCGAGCGCAAGCAGTACGGCGAGGAACTGGCCGATACCAAGGCGCAGATCGAGAAGCTGCAGGACGTCATCGACAAGAACGAGACGAAGAAACGCCGGCGCGAGCTTGGAGCGGAGAACAAGGGCGAAATGTCGTCTGACGCGATGCAGGCGTTTACGAAGTACCTGCGTGGCAACCGCTTGTCGGAGAAAGAGGCAGAGGCGCTCATCAAGGGCTCGCACATGCCGCCGGATCTCGACACGAAGGATCTGACGGTGGGGACGACCGGCAACCAAAGCGACAGCCTCGCTCCGGAAGAGTTCGTCTTAGAGATCATCAAGGACGCCGAGGAGATCAGCCCGATGCGGCAAGTGTGCCGGACGCGCACCACGAACCGCCGGCAGATCAAGATCCCTCGCCTCCAGGGCCGCCCCTCGGCTGCGTATGTGTCGGAACAGGGTACGCGCTCCGATGACACCAGCACCGACTTCGGCTCGGATCCGACGGACATGCTGGTCATCGACATGCACGAGTTCTACGTGCAGGTCCCGGTTTCGCGCCAGATGGAGCGAGACAGCGTGTTCGACATCCAGGCGGAGGTGCGCGAGGTGGTGTCCACCGAGATGGCCCGCTTTGAGGGCGAGCAGTTCCTTCAGGGCAGCGGCACCGGGCAGGCGCAAGGCCTCGTCACGAGCGGCGACTTCAACACGATCTCAACGGCTGACACGACCACGGATGGGATCGGCTCCATCGTCGCGGATGAGCTGATTGATCTCAAATACGAGGTCAAGAAGACCTACCGCGACAACGGCACGTATGCCTTGACGCGCGAGGCGATCAAGTACGTCCGCAAGCTCAAAGACCAGGACGATGACTACCTTTGGCAGCCGGGTCTTGCGATGGGTGAGCCGTCCACGATCCAGGGCGCTCCCTACGTGGAAATGCAGGACCTCGTCACGACCGCTTCGGCGGGTGACGGAGACACCCCAATCGTGTTTGGCGACTGGCGGCGCGGCTACCTGATCGTAGATCGCTTGTCGATGCAGGTCCTTCGCGATCCGTACAGCAAAAAGAACACGGGCACAATCGACTATCAGTTCTACGCGGCGCACGGCGGCGACTTGTACGTGACCGAAGCGCTGGCCGGACTGACGATCGGATAACCACACACACGGTTAGCCATCATGGCTGATGTGATTGTCATACGGGAAGATGTGTTGCGTCGCCCTCAAACGGTAGAGTTCTATCCGGAGGGGGCGGCGCTCCCGGATGACATTGATCGCCGCATCCAGCGCGAAAAGCAGGTGCTGGACCAGCGCACCGAAACGAAAGCGCAGCCGGCCCAGCACAAAGCCAAGAAGATCGGCGGGCCGTGGTATCAGCTGCCGACCGGCGAAAAGGTGAAGGGTAAGCAGGCCGTTAAGGACGCAGGCTACGAGGTGCCATGAGTTACTTTGAGGAAAGCCGTGACCTGACATATGGCCGGCGAGGCCCCCGCCTAGAGGGGCGCTTTGCGCCGGAAGGGCTCAGCGTCACCATCGCGGAACCGAGTAGCACGCCGGTATTCGTCACGCTTGACGTCAAGGATTTTTTGCGCGTGACGAGCGATGCGGAAGACTTTGTCATTGAACTCATCAGTGAAGGCATCCGCGAGGCGGTCGAGGGCTATACGGGGCGCCTTCTGACGCAGCGCCAAGTAACGGCGGTGTGGGATAGGTTTTGGCTGCGGGGCAAGCTGCCCTACCCGCCCGTGCAGTCGATTGCGAGTATTGAGCGGTGGGACGTGACGGATGAGCAATATGAAACGATTGCGGCCGATGACTACCAGCTGCGCGAGAACCGCCTACTCATTGAAGACGACAACGGCGGCGACGCGCTGAAGGTCGTATATACGGCCGGGTACAGCAGCATTCCCGCAGCGCTCAAACTGCAAGCCCTGCAGGACATCCGCAGGCGGTATGAGTACCGCGATGGCCGCGCCGATGGCGGGACGGAATTGCCGGACCCGACTCTCTATGACCGGTGGAGGGTGATTTGATGCAGATGGACCGCCGCGTCACCGTGCAGACCCTGACCGAGTCGCAGGACGCGACCACGGGTGAGGTGACGCGCTCGTACAGTGATGGCGACACGATCTGGATGCACCGCCGGGTGGAAAGCGGCAGCGAGCGCCTCTATAACGGCCGCTTTGAGGCAGCACAGGCGTCGATGTTTGTATGTTGGTGGGACGATGGGAATGATGCCGGCATTGACCGGGACAGCCGTTTGAAAGAAGGCGGTGACATCTACCGGGTCCACACGATCCGCGAAGTGGGCCGCAAGGAGAAGATGGAGATCACCACAACCCGCGTGCGAGCGGGTGGGGGCCTCCTCACCCCCGACTTGGTCCTAGTAGACGAAAACGGCACCCCCCTTACCGATGAAAGCGGAAATCAACTAACGATATAAAATCATGCCGAGCGTACCTGACATACAAATTGCGACCGATGCCGAACTTGGGGGCTCGGATGTTGAAGTCTTTGGCTCGGCATGGCCGTATCGGTAACCGCTGACATAGAGGGCGTAGACGAGGCACTGCGGCGCCTGGAGGATCTGCCAGATGAGCTTGCGCAGTCGCTTGCCACGGCGCTCAACACGGGCGGCCGCATTATTGAGTCAGAGGCCAAGCGCAACCTGACGCAAGCCGGCGCCGTGAACACGGGCAACGCCCGCGCCTCCATCGGGGTGCGCGTTGAAGCCGAGCCGCGTGACTTGGAAGTGGTTGTGGCCGCTGGGGGCGAGCTGACCGAAGCGGACGGGTTTGACTATACCTTGGCGCTGGAGTTCGGCACGCGGCCGCACTTTCCGCCTGTGAAAGCCTTGACGGGGCAGACGGAAAGCCTGGACCGCTGGGTCGAACTGAACATCAGCGTAGGATCAGACGAGACGCCCGAACAGATTGCGTTTCTCATTGCCCGGAAGATCAGCCAGCGCGGCACGCCCGAACTGCGGTTTATGCGAGACGCTTTTAACGACTCGGTGCCCAAGATTACAAAGCTGATACAGAACGCATTCGATGACTTTGCATGAGGCCCGCGAAGCGCGAAGTACATAACGCCACGTACACCCGCCTGAGCGGCGCAATAAGCGATCCGGTGCGCACCGATGGGGAAGAGGTGCCGGGCGTCCAGATTGGCGAAGATGACGAAAGCACCACGACGGAAAGCACGAGCACGGAGACGAGCGTCGTGGGGCTCACGATCTACTGCCGCGCCCTGACCAAAGACAAGGCCAAAGCCCTTGCAGAGACTGTGACGGTAGAACTGACCGACCGGGACGACCTGCTTGCGCTAAATAGCCCGTTCTACGTGATGGGCACCGAACTGATTGGGAGCGCCCTTCGCACGCTGCGCCGCGTAGAGGGCCCGACCATTTATGAGAACATTGTACGCATTGACCTCACGGTGAACCAGTAATGGCTCTACAGACAACCGAATTTACAGGCCTCGACCTTGACCTGAGCGTAGACGGCAGCGCGATCGGCGGGAAAGACGACGCCACGCTGACGCTTTCGCGTGACTCGTCCGAACTGCCGCCCAACAGCTCAACGGGCTCGCAGTTTGGCCGCTCGCTGGTTGGATTGCGAGACGCCACGATCGACTTCAACGCGCTCTGGATCGCCTCGTCAAGCGCCCTGAACGGCTTTAGTCCGACGATTGACGTCGGGGGCGGCACGTCGCCGGATACGCTCGGCGGGGTCACGGAGGTGACGATCAACCTGCAGCGCGATAACGTAGAGTTTGCCAACGACCAACACAGCGGGTGGCGCGCGCGCCGGCCGAGCGTCTTGCGGGCGACCCTGAACATTAGCCTCGACTACTTCGATCCTGAATCCACGACCGGCGCGGCGTACAAGGCGCTACAGACGGCGTTTGAGACGACGGCCGGCACCGAGACGGTCGACGTGGCATTGCCCGGTGGTAATACGTCCTTTTCATCGATCTGGGTGATTTAAGAGATCCCGATCGGTGGGGGCAATAGCGACCCGGTCAACAACACGCTCACGCTGCAATCGACCGGTACGATCACTGAGACGATCAACGCCAACCTCGGATCGGGGCTCGACACGCTCATCACGAACCTGTTCACAGCCCCGGATAGCGCCACGGCGATCACGGCGCTCCTTGCCAACAGCACGGGCAACACGGAATATACCGGCGACTTCTGGCCGGAGAACTTGGAGATCACGATTCCCGTTGCTAACAGTGAAAACGGCGTGACCGTATCCGGCACGCTCGCCGCCGCCGATAGCCTCACGATCCAGGTAACGACCTAACATGAGCACATCCAACGGCAAAACATCCGATCCGACGCGCACCGTCCGCGCCGAATACGCAGGCGAAGAGCACAAGCACCTGCTGTGCCTCTGGGGCCTCATGCTCGCCGAGCAGAAGGGCTTCGACGTGTCCTCGATTGAGCTGGACGAAGACGTGGAGGAGCGCAAGGGCGACGTGCAGCAGATGGGAGAGCTCCTATGGATCGCGCGGCTCCCTTTTGAGGAGGACCTGACGCTAAAGGAGCTGGGCATGTCCGTTTCGTTTGGCGACATGGAAGCGGTGGCCGAGGCGTTCCAGAAGATTACCTCGCGCCAGATCACAAGCGACGTGCGCGAACACGTTGAGAAGCAGGGCAGTAAAAAAAAGGGGTAGGAACGCCCGAAATTGAAGCAATGCTCATTGGCATGGTGGGCATCGAGCCGGAGACGGCGCTGTGGATGACGCCGCGCGAGATGCATGCTGCTGCTGAGGGTTGGGCGCGCCGAGAGCGGACCCGCTTTGTCACAATGGCCCGCGCGTTTGGCGGCGAGATCAACGACCGGCAAGCGGAGCAGATCATCAACGGGGTGCAGGTCGGCGGCCTCACGCATGAGGACCAGGAAGCCAAGTACAAA